CACTATATCACACAGAGAAAGGCTTTGCTTTTCAAACCTCTCTCGGGTTTAACACGGTTTAACCCCCGTGCGAGAGTAAGGACCCATTATAAATTAATTTATAATGGCTTCCCCTTAAAGTCTCCCAAACACAGTTATTATTATAGTAAATATAACAAAACCATGTATACAAATATCATAGTAATCCTAAGATGGATTGCTCGGTATTGGTATCCTGGGCTACCTTATGAGACACTGTCTTCTCTTATAACATATTGGACATCATTAATCCAAAAATGGTATAAAGAAAATGGTGCGATCTCAACTATCAAACGAATTAAAGCAATCCGTTTAACAACAACTAGATATATCTGTGGTCAACCATTATTGGTTAACTCAGATCGTTTAGCTGTTACTAAAGATGGCTTTCCTATCTGTTTAATTCCTTTTAAAGAATTAGTAGATGGAGGCTCACCTCAAGCATTGAGATTCACGTTGACGTGTTTAGGGGTAAGTCGGGCTTTTACTTTTCCAGGAAAAGTTGATTTCTCTAGTATAACTAAAGAATCAACTGCTTCCATTGGAACAATAGATCAAGATTTTGTAAAAATCTTTGTTCAAGATTTTTGTCAACATTTTGATCCATTAAGTAATCGTCCTAGTCCATATATCTCATATTTATCAATGAAAGCCGGTCCAATAATTGGTCCTGCCCTATTAAGTGCCCACATTAGTGCTTCCAGATTTACTGGAAGAAACCTTTGGGGGTTAGCTTATATAGGAGGGGATAAATTTATGGAATGGGTTAAAGATTTAAAATCATCATTTAAAATTGATGAAGATAAATTGATATCATCCTTCTCAAAGGGATGGAAATCATCTGACCCTAGAATCGGAAATCGAAAATTCTTACGAATTGACGATCCCGAAGCTAAAGTTAGAATTGTGGGATGTTATGATTACATTTCACAATTAGCTTTAACACCATATGCTGAGTGGGCATTCAATTCTTTGAAATTTAATTTTCCAAAGGATAGAACATTCACTCAAGATCCGGTAATTACTGATAAATTGAGTTCGGAATGCTACCATTCTCTTGATTTAAGCGCAGCGACTGATCGATTTCCAATCACGTTGCAAGTCCAATTCCTGTCAGAAGTGGCAGGTCCTGGATTTGCAGGTGCGTGGAAAAATCTAATGGTTGCCGAACCTTTCATAGCCCAATATTGGGTTGGAAAGTCAACTCCAAAACTAATTAAAGAATTAATTAGTTATAAAGTTGGACAACCGATGGGTGCAAGATCTTCATGGGCTACATTTACATTGTGCCATCATATGATAGTACAATATGCAGCTTATAAAGAAAACTTGTATCCAACTAAAGATTATATATTATTAGGTGATGATGTTGTTATTTATAACAATAAAATCGCTAAACAATATACTTCTTTAATTAGAGATCTGGGAGTTGAAATATCTAATAGTAAATCACATGTATCAAAAGATACATATGAGTTTGCTAAGAGATGGTTCAACAAAGGGATTGAAATATCCCCAGTTCCCATCGCTGGATTCTCTTCTAATACATCTAATCCTAAATTATTGTATTCACAATTATTAGAATTAATATATAAAGGAAGAGGGCCTAGATCAATAATATCTTCAATTGAAGTTATGAGAAATTTGACGGAAAGATTAACTATTCCATCATCTTCTCATTTCTTTGATTCGATACCAAATAACGGATTGTTTAAACAGAAAAGAGCTTATAGCCCTTCTCAGATTAAATTATTCGTTAGATGTTTCGAAGAATTACAATTAGTATATAGAAATACTAAAGAATTCGACGAATATCGAACCAGATCTTTTATGGCTCATGCCACAAGATCCAATGATTATATTATACCTTCTGACTCAGTAAGTCTAAACCGTGAATGGATTAGAGCTGGATCAGGGGTAGTGAATGGCATGGCAATGTCAGTGGCTAAGAAACTCTCTACTTATTTTACTAAGTTTAAAGAATCTTATCCATTGGCAATAGGCCATGGATTCCAAGATGGCTTGACTCCAATAGAAGTAC